TCGGTGACACTTCGACACCGACTGAAATACCGATCACGGTGTCCCCGCCATACATGTTGAGGCCAGTTGTCTCACAATCTATATACACTTTGCTGTGCCTAGATAGATCAAAAGGCAACGGAGGTTTATATTCAAGGCCCATATTATCTTTTATTCTTTTGATAGAGTTGGTTATATTCATTACGACACAATTTATGGAACCAGCCACCGCCAGTTATTTTCCCACCTAACAAACTATCTACGGAGCCATATTGACGGCAATGTTTGCACTTCCGCCAATCCGCATGCCCACATGCACGAAATGCGGCTGTTCTACGGTGCACTAAACGATGATACGAAGCATCTTGACAAATAACTAGATTACCGCCACGGTTCTGTCCTCTTATTAAGTTTGCGTGATGCACTTCGACTCCATCTGGAAGATGCCGTCCTAGGGCCTTCTCAGCTAAAATAATGTGTTCTAACACATACCCACTGCTTGCTCTTGGGTGAGTAGGAGCCCAGACAAGAGGGTATCCAGATGTGTGCAAAGATGTCCCGCCTCTCCAATTATTCCCGTGCGGTCTAGTAAACTTCCTCATGTCCTCCCCGCCCACTGGCAAAATTCACAGCCTGCTCCACTCTTCGGTGGGTGTGAACGGTCAGGGTGAGCCATAATGATTTTATGGATTTCTGTGATAGCCGCCAACGCACGGTCACCGCTTGCGTCCAATTTCTGTACGGTATTATCGAAAGACATTGTGGCGGATGGGACCGACAAATCCCCGTTATCAAACGATATTGGCGTTACGTAATGAAGAAACGCAAGACCAGATGTAGGGAACCCACTCCGGCTGAAGATTAAATCGTAACAATCCATTTGAGATGCGTAGTACCTTGCCCCTTCTCCTGGTTCCGGTTTCTTCGCCTTACTCTTTCCATCAAGAATGCCGAGTGCGCCATCTGATTGGCGCACCAGCAGGTCATCGATGGCTCCTGCGACCTTGTACACTTGGTCATCAATCTTGAGATTATAGATAAGGCCGCCGTTCCATTGGCGTAGACCGTTGATCCACCGAAGATCGTGGTGCAACACAAACTCTTCAAGCTCTGGTACTTGCGGTACGAGTGCTTTGAGGAGAGGGGGCAGTACCCCTCGATACCTATCGTAATAATTTTTCATTGCTGTATCCACGCCACCTGGAAGAGACGGAAACGGACCCGACGGTTGTTTCGTTTTATAGACGAGTTTGTCGTACAAACACCTGGCACATTTAATCATATTGAGAGTCGTTGGGCTCAACCAAATTGCTGGTAACATCATGCCTCCGTGGGTGGAAAGTTATACCGTTTTGATCCTGCTTCTTCGTCATGGACAATAATCAGTTCGTCTTTCGTGCGTGTGACCGCCACATAGAACAGCCTGTGTTCGTCGTACTTTGCTTCGATCCCACGATGGAGTCTATTGGAGAGCGCGGAACACACATAGACTCGGTCGGCTTCCTTCCCTTTGGCACCGTGGATCGTCGACAGTTCGAGCTTCGGCTGTAGACACTCCGCGAGCGTATGGTTACTGAGCGTGAGACAGAACATCGCTGCCGTCTGTGCCGAGAGATTCGGAATAAATGCCTCCCACCATCCGAGCTTTTCAAACTCCGCTATGCTCTGAAAGATCGTCTTCATTGCCGGAATACCTTCAGGACGCTCCTCAGCCGCAGCGGGATGCTCACTCTCAATCATCTCAACGAAACTCGGTCGTAAGACGCCTTTAATTTTCTTCCAGTCCTTGGTTGAGAGCGGGAGCGTGCGCCACGCATGGAGCGCCACAATCGCTTGAAACGCTTTCGCCTCGTAGCCCCAGGACGACGTGTATGGTGACGACGCGCCCTTGTATGGCACACCCTCACGCCTGAGCAATCGTGCAACTCGTCTCAACATATACTCGTTCCGCACCAAATAGAGTTCTGAGTTACGTGTACCGTAGTTCAGTGTTTCCACCATGTTAATGTCTGCAAGAATGAGACCTTGCCGGTCAGCCGACTGAATGGTCTTGGTTTGGCGTCCGGCAATTTGGATGGCGAGCCTCGAAGAGAAATCCAAGATGTTATTCGGGAGTCGGTAAGTGTATCCCAATGTACTAATAGCGTCACAACGCCACGACAGAAACGCCTGAACATCAGCGCCGAGAAAGCTGTAGATCGCTTGGTCGTCGTCTCCCACCACGTAGACCATCGCGGATTTTGCATAGAGCCGCTCCACAACCTTCCATTGCAACGTCGTGAGGTCTTGCGCCTCATCGATAATCACCACATCATAGTGGTCAATCGTGCCTTCACCCTGAGAGACGCGCACCAGAAGGTCAGTGAAGTCCACATAACCTTCTCCTTGTTTCCACTGTTCAAAGTGTTCAATAAACGCCTCGGTACACGACCGATCTGTGAACGGGAGCCCACGGTAGTCATCGCAGGAACTTTGTTCACTGTTCCGTAGGAAGTTGTGGTACGCCAATGCCTCAGAAATGTTGGTACGTTTTTTGGAGTTGCCACGATAGACCGAGTTTAAGCTCTCATAAAATTTTGTTGTTGTTTGATACCGTTCATACAGATTACCCACACCAATGTTCAGAATCCTCAAGCACAACGCATGGATCGTTTTGACGGTTGCGTTAGCGGGGATATCCCCAAAGGTTGCCCGCATTCTGTTCTCGGCTTCGAGCTTCGCGGCGCGTGTGAATGACAGGAAGAGCACGCGGTCACCGGCCTGTAGGTGCTCACAGAGCAAGTCCAAGCAGTATTTGGTTTTGCCAGTGCCAGGAGGCCCGTAGACTTTAATCCGGTGTTGCATCTAATCCCACAGTGACTCAAAGTGTTTCCCGAAATCTGCGAGCACATTCTCTTGAAAGTTCTTGTGCTGCCGTTCATACAAGTTGAGTGCCGCGTATTTCTGATTGTCGGTCATGTCCGGTGAGAGGTGCAGTCCCTCGCTGTGGTACCACTCAAACCAGGTCGCTTTCTCGATGAGCCAGTGTTGCCACTCCTCAAACGCCTTGTCGTCGTTCACCGTGCCATCTTCATCGAGGAGATCGGGTCGGTCCTCTAAGATGAACGGGGGATAACCGTGTGTGTTTGCCGCAAGCCGTCTCAACGCGGGTGCAACGACCTGGCACAAGTAGTGATCGAAACTCCACACGTCTCGGTCGGCGTAGCCTCTCCACGCCCGTTGGAACAACCCCACAAACTGATAGCGAATGAGATACCGCCAGTGGTGCGGGCGAGCCCAGTAAGGAATCATGTATCGAGTCCTTCCTCGTGTGGATCAAACTGATCCCACTCTAGTTCGGTGACGAGGGTTGAGTCCAGGCCCTTCGGTGCGTCCACCACGATATGCCCGTCAACCTCTTTCACGGTCGCTGTCTTCTCGTCTGGGAGTGCGGTCCCTTGGTCGATAGCGCGTGTCCAGACGTTCTCGTGTGAGCGACCGCCGATCTCTTTCGTCACTTTCTCCCATCCGCTTTCTTCGAGCACACGGGCAAGCTGCGGTAACTGAATGTTACTCTGTACGTGCTTCATCCGAGCCATCAGTTCACCCAACGACAGGTAGATGTTCTGATCGTCAATGAACGGTCTCCCGATAGCGAAAAATTTTGAGTCTTTCGACGCGCTCTGCTTAATCCAGTCATCCACAACCGTAATAATCACCCCGCGCTTTGTCCGCTCAGGGGCAACTCGAATCGACGCAGATAGTGCGGTGTATCGCACCGTAATGTACGCATCCCAATCTCGCTGCCTCACCACTGGGAGCATCGTATGCGTGGTATCGAGCACGGCTCGCTTGAATGACTCATAGTCCAGCAGCGTGCGGCTGTCACAGGCCACAAGCCTCGGAGACGTGACCAACTTGACATAGAACACCGTCTCGTTGTTTTCGTCGCCGCGTGTCTCGATCCTCTCGATCTCCGGTATCCCACCAGGACGGGTTGAGGCGTGTGGTCCAAAGGGGCGTGTGGCACAGACCTGCTTATTACAGACCTCAAGGATCGGAGACTGCGTACACTTATAGTTGTACTCGTGTGTCAACACGCTATCGATGATCGTGTTCAATTCCACCTGTGTCAGAGGCGGTTTGCAGGCCATATTATTGAGAAGGTTCACCATTGTCCGAACCTTCACTTGGTCCATGTGATATTTCTTTGACGCGAAGACCGCAAAGTTATATCCTGCCTCGTTCCGCATGCCAGCGGGGATACCTTCGGCAACCAACCGCTCCAAACAAGGCGGGAGTTCACTCGGTACAAGAAACTCGTCCTTCGTTGTAGCGAGTGTCAGGGACTTCGGTGTCGTGTGTTTTATAGACGCGAGAAATTCCTCTAGGGTGTACTCTGTCCCGTCTTCCTTAATCGCTTTTCTCGGTGTCTCACCAAAATACGGAAGATTGATCCAGTTTCCTATCCCACCAGATTGGGCCTTCTGCTTCGGGAAAATCTCCCGTGCTTTTCGTATATCAATGCCGAGAGACGCACGCAGCTTTTTGAGATACTCTATCAACAGATGGGCCGCAATACCAGGTTCAGCGGCAAACACGTAGACGTGTGCGCCTCCACTCTTGCTGCGGCACACCATCACCGGCACAGACTCCGCTGCCGCTTTCTTGACCAGAGCCGCATGGTCGATCCCGACATACTGGTCAATATCAATTGCGCCGAAGACGCACGACCCATCGTCGCGCACCGGCACGATACCGAGGCCCATCTCACCGTTCAGGTGCCGTGCATAGTCGTCTATGGTCACGGCCTCTGAGATCGTGGTGGCTTTGCCTTTGGCTTTGTCACCGACCACCGCTTGCGAAGGGTTGGACGTGAGGACGTACCTTCCCTTCGCTCGCGTGAGACCGGCAAACAGCGCGGCAAACTTCTCTATGAGTGACTGCTCGATCACTACTCGTCGCTTCCCACTTCAGAGACCAATTCGCCCTTAAATGAGCGGAAGAGGTCTGCGCCGTACTTCATCATCTCCGCTGTGGCGGGGCCGACGACTCGCACGACCGGCACATAGAACGTGCCTTTTGGTCCTGGCTTTTCCGCGCTACGAAGCTCGTAGATCGTGGCGAAGGCCGGTGCGGGGACCGACTGACCGGTGCTGAGTTTCAACCGACGTGTGCGGAGTAATGTGCTCCATGTCTTTGAGACTACGAGCGATGCGCTCTTAAAGCTCAAAGACATCGGCATACCTTGAACCGTGTCCAGGATGAGCCAGTTCCGGTATTCTTTGCAGTCCGTCCCTGCTCCATCTTTCCCTGACCCCCACTTGGAGAGATCACAGTCCGCGCACAGTGGCGCATGGTGCCCACCATCGACGCCGTTCTTCGACTGACACTCAAGAGCGCCGTTGAAGAACCGCAACCGGCTGACACTAAACTTCACGGGGATAACTTGGACGTTGTCCCCATAGATTTCCTGTGTGACAGTGTTGAAGAACTGCCCCACCATTAAACCCGGCATGTACTCCGGCTTGGATCGGAGTAGCTGAGGAGAGAGCGCCTGTGCAATCTGAAGACGTGGAATCTGGAAGTCTTCAGGACGCGCATTCTCTAAACCCATGACGCCACGGCTCGCACCAAGCTGCTCTTCGGTCATACCGAGAGCGGCCAGTGTTGCGGCATCCACCATCTGTAACTCTTTGCCGGTTGTCGTTGCTGGAACCTCTGCCATACAGACCTCCTTGGTTAGCGCACAACTGTCTCACACCACCCACCGTATTTTACGCAGCGGCTTTTTTCCCTACATCTTCGGCTGTCACTTCGCGTAAGGCTTCCTCAGACCACCACTGTTCGACCGCCCGTCCGTCATTGGCTTTGTACCGAAGTAGGTAGGATGAATTTGAGCGGAGATACTCCGCTCGGCCAATCACCACTCCTGCTTCAGTACCTCCGGTAACTAATATCGCAGCAATACCACCAAGCTCGAACTTAAACACACCTTCCATACAGACCTCCTTGGTTAGCGCACAACTGTTTTATAATGAATACTCAGACCGATATCATCGCACGGCAGGCCCTCCTCCAGCCGTTCCCGCACCAACGCTTCGGTCGTCTTTGGTGCGACTGTGGGTTGAATCAATGTCTCAAGATTATTGGCCTTCAACCACTCGTGATAGAGCGCCTTGTCACTCGCTGACACGTAGAGTTTGGTCTGTGCTGAGAACGTACCGAGGCCTTCCACGTTCATTGACGTGATGCCTTCCTTATCCCATCGGTCGGCGACCAACTGCCCCACTGCCTCAATCCGCTCAGAGAGGCGCTGCTTCTGAAGGTCCAGATTGTCCGTCTGCTCCCGAAGCTCCTGCAAAGTACGTAGGAGGG